GTAACCTTGTAAAGTTTTTGTATTTTTCAAACTTAACTACATTCTTAAATTTATCAAACAGTATATCTCCTTTGTGTGATATAATAAAGATATTTTCTTTTTCTAAAGAATTTATAATCTTAAAAAAATCATCTGTTCCTTGACCATCTAAACTACTATCAAATATTTCATCAAGTATTAATAAGTTGGTGTTTGTACTATTCTTTAATCTTGCAATATCTCTCCAAGTAAATAATAATGCAAGGTCTATTCTCATCTTTTCACCCTCACTAAAGTTATTGTAATTAAAGGTATCTCTAAATCTACTTTTTACTGTTTCGTTAAACTCTTCATCTAAATTAAATGATATAAAGAAATCCATAGCTTGTAGATACTTGTTAATTAAGTTATTCATTATAGGTACATACTTCTTTATAATCTTAGATTTAGCACCTTTGTCATTTAGTATCTCTCTTAATACATCTACATAACCTTTTTCTTCTTTTACTTTATCTAAATTTTGTTCTTCTTCTTTTAGTGATAACATCATTTGTTCTAGTTCTTTGTGAATACTATCAGTATCTACTTTACTTCTATTTACTAGTTTTAGTTCTTCTTGTATATGGTCACTCTGAGATTTAATACCTTCCAATGATGTTTTAATTCTAGCAACATCCATATTCATGTCTTGTATCTTTTTTGATATAACACCAAACTCAGATAGTTTAGTTTCATGTTTAGATATTTCTTCTAATAACTTTTCATAACCACCTTGTAGTTCATTTACCTTTGTTTCAGTATGTGAACATTTATTTTCTTTAAACTCTTCATCAATATGTTGTGTACATACAGGACAAGTATCATTGTCTTTGAAAAATGCCAATGTCTTTTTATGTGATATAATATTATTATCTATCTTTGCTTCTAACTTTTCTAATTTAGATAGATTGGTTTTTGTTTTAGGTTCATCTACTAGTTGATTTGTAGCTACGGCAATCTCTTCATTGATGTTTTGTAGTTTTGTTTCAAATTCTGCACTTTTTCTAGTGTTATCCTCTAGTTTATTTTGTTTAACCGCCTGGTTGTCATTTCCTTGTGCTTCCAATGACTTTAGATACTTTGCTTCTGTTTCGTATTTGGTACGTATCAAATCGCATTGGTGACGCACCTCCGTTAACTTTTTCTGTAGATCACTCTGTTGAGATCGTAATATTAAGTCCATAAGACCAAAAACTCTAATATCAAGTATCTCTTCAACAACTTCACGTCTATAACGGGGTTTCATCTTCATAAATGGTTCGTATGATGATGAACCTAGTATTACCACCTGAATGAATGACCTGTAATTCAGTTTCATTATATTTTGTTCTAAGTATTTTTGATAATCTATATTATTAGCTTCTTGGTTGATAAGTTCACCATTACAAAAGATTTCAAATATATTTGGTTTGATACCTCTTCGTATTTGATACTGTTTAGTACCTACATCAAAAAATACTTCGACCATGGCGTCACTACTATTAATAGTGTTTACCATTTGTTCTTTCTTAATAATTCTAAATGGTTTGTTAAATAATACAAAACATAATGCGTCTAATAGTGTTGACTTACCACTACCATTATTACCTACAATTAAAGTTGTTTGAGCTTCATCAAAGTTTATTTCAATAGGTGTATTACCTGTTGATAAAAAGTTTTTATATCTTATTTTTTTAAATGCTATCATTTACATACCCTAAGTTGCCTGACACAGATATTCTTGTTACATCTGATTTAAAAGGATAAACCATATGTCTTAAATGTGTAGGAAAGATATAAAACTCTCCTGTTTTAGGTAATCTATTGTTGGCTACAATGACATCATTAGTACTGCCTTCTCCCCACATAAATGTGATAGCACCTGGACCACCGTATTGATCGTTATTTCTTTCATTTTTATTTTCTTCTTCTAATTCTTTTGGTACATCTAAGTATAGTACAAAAGATAAATCTTCCGTATGTGTATGTACTGGATTAAAATTATTAGGTCCCATATAATTAATCCATAAACTTTCTAAATGCAAATTCTTTGGCTTATATGAATTAAAATGATTACTAGAACTATCCATATATTCATTGAAATACTCTTGTGTTTGTTCTACGAAATAACCCATATCTTCTTTATTAAAAAGATATTCTGTTTTAAAATGACCAGCTAGTTGTTGATGTGCTGGTTCTTTTGTAAGGTAACCTCTACGTAACATTTCATCACAAAAACTTTGTTCTACGTTAAAGATACCAACTAAAGGTCCCCAATTAAAGTATTCCATTATTCACTTGCCTCCGTATATAACTCTTTTGCAAACTTCTTTAGTTTGTCTTTATTTACATCTGTTTGTATTTGGTCGATATAATTACCTAAAAAGGTTAAAGTATCTTCACCGTGATCCAATATATCTTCTCTCACACTTGTGGTCAAATCACTTGGTGTATCTACAATTTGTAATTCATGTACGTTAATAGTGTTATAAAATTTTTCTAATAAGTTGTTATACATATCATCATCATTTTTATTTTGTACAAATATCTTAACAAAACAATTATCATATTCAGATAGGTCTATATTTGTATAATCTTTACCTACATCATCATAGTAAAACTTTTTAAACATTCTTAAAGGGTTTGATACTCTTTCTAGCTCTCTTGTACCTGTGTCAAAAATGTGAAAGCCTTTTGGGCATTTATAATCTGACCATGTAATTTCATATTGTGTTCCCAAATAATGAATACGACCATCATCTGACTTCTTATGAAAGTGACCAGACATAACCTTTTCAAACTTTGTAAATTGATCTTTCTCTAAACCATGGTCATTGAATACACCTTTATGCATTTCAAAACCTTTTACTTCTAAATGTCCCATAACTATCTCAGCTGATGTATTGTCAATAGATAACAAACTATCTTCTAAATTATCATCACAAATCCATGGTAAAAATAGTATATCTAAACCACCAATGTTTACATCTGTCGCAGCTGTGTAAATCTTAGCGTTCTTATTAATATTTAAATTCTGTAATGCGTTTACTTCATTTGTATTTTTGTAATAGGTGTCGTGGTTACCTATAATAATATGTGTATCAATGCCTAACTCTTCTAATCTATCCCAAAATACTTTCTTAAAATTGTGTGCTGTGTTGTGGTTAATAAACTTTCTTCTATCAACAACATCACCTAAGTGTACTAAGGTGTCAATATTATTTTCTATTAAATAAGGAAAAAAGGTGTCATTATAAAATTTGTTTTGATATTCTATAAAGGCAGGACTATCGTTTCTGCAACCGAAATGGGTATCGTTTAATAAAGCTATTTTCATAATTCTAAATAAAAGTTACAACTAATACTAATTCTAGGATGAGCTGTGGGGTTAGGTTCTACTCTGTGTGATAAGTAAGAAGGAAATACAATTAGTTTACCTGTTTGAGGTATACATTGATAGGTAAATGCACTTGCTGGATTTGATAGTTGTTCTAAATAAATCTCATCATTATACATAGTTCTTTTCACCTTAGGATCTAAAAATGTTAGATTGCCTGTATCATCATTAGCTTGTACATAATAAACACACGACCAAATACAATGTGGGTGTTCATGTGTATTATTATAATCTTTGTAACGGTTGACATTTGCCCAACCATTATCCATAATTACTTTAACAGATTTTTTATAAGGTAATGAATTACAAACACCTACAACAGCATTGGCAATTTCTTCTTTTACCTCTTCAGCTTGTTGAGATTGTATAAACTCATCATCACTTTGCCAACCACCTACATTTGATAGGTTGATTGTATCTGTTTCTTTTTCTAATAGTAAAATATGTTGTGCAAGTTCTTCATTATTCACATTCAACTTGAACTCATATATTTCACTTGGAAATATAAATGTTTTCATCACATAAAATATTCTAAAGTACTTTTTGTTTTCCTTGCTTTTCGTTTTTTCTTTTCTTTTTTAACAGGTTCATCTACAACTGTATTCTTTTGTAAAAACTCTGTAAATTGATTTTTAAATTCTCTATCTTCTCCAGGTTGCAATGTCATATCATCATAGTTTGCTTCTGTTATTAGTTTTTGTTTGATTGTTACTTGTTTTTTTTCTTTCTGTATTCTTCTAATAAATGCAAAATAAATGATTTGTGTAAAATAAGCAAATGGATTATTTGATTTTGTTGGGTTAAAATTATCTAAGTATTGTAAACAGTTTTCTATACCATCACTAATCATATCATCTCTAAATGTATAGTTTATAAAGTTAGGTCTATATGATAGGTGGTTTGCAATTTTTAAAAAACATTCACCGATATAATCTGTAACTGGTGGCTTTTCAACTTTAGCTCTTTTTGCCTTGTTTACAGATTTACGATAAAGAATCATTGCTTGTAGAAATTGTTTATTATCTACGTAATGTTCCGGTTTCTTTTTTGTTTGTGCCATAATATCTCCAATATACTATAAGTTGTCTAAATTGTCAATGCCAGTATTATATAATTCATCATTTTTATTACACTAAAATTTTTCGGTTTCGGTTCGTTCCACTATTGACAATGTTGCCAAAATACCTATAATAGGGGGTGTCCCCGGTTAATGAGAGAACCACCAGCTACTAGTGTACAGTCTTCTTAATATCTCTAAACTCATCAAATATCTCGTTATACTCTTCATTTTTCTCATCTGTCATTCTTTCTTGTGAGTATATCTTATCATTCTTTTGTTTCTCTTCCAGTTGACCGTAACTCGTACTTATAACATTATACGATTTAGTCATTTCATTAGAAGCGTTTGTGATAGTTAATATTTTATCTTTAGGGATAGAAACGATTTCATCATGTGTATAGTTTGTCCACCGAATTAAAGCTACATAATCTTTAAAACCACTATCAGTAAATTGAGGTACATACTTAATTTGTAATGGTTTGCTTAATCTCAGGAACGGCGATTTATCGTCTAATTGTTCTTTAGGTAGAACAGTAACTATATCGTCACCATTCATTAACTTAACAATCTTTACACCCTTTGATATTGTGTTTTTGTCCATATTACTATTTATTTAAGTTCAACGCTGTGGATTTCGTAATTAAACTCTTCCCCACCGTATATCTTAATCCTTTCTCTAAAATGTGCCAACGTATAATTTTCTTTTTCTTTATACGTTAAATCGTCAGCTATATCATATAATGTAGCTGTACCATCGTTATCCTTTAGTCTTAAACCACGACCAATAGATTGTAAATTTCTTATGCGAGATTTAGAAGGACTAGCAAAAATAATGTTATGCAAGTTCCGTATATTAATTCCGGTTGAGAAAGTGCCGTAAGAAGCCACAATAATGGCGTTATCACTTTTCTCCGTAATTTCTCTAATCTTTTCTCTTTCATCTGCGTCAACTCCTCCGTGTACGTAAAACACTTTTTTATCTGTTGCTTTTTCTTTTATTGATTCGTATAAGTCTTTACCATGTTTTTCAACATACTGAAATAAACACAATGTGTTACCTTGCAAATTGGATGCCAAGTTACGAATAAATTTATTTCTCTTTTCATTAGATACCAAAAAATCCATTTCTTCTTGGTAGTTTTTATCTTTTAAAAAACTTCTAGCCATATCGTCATATTCTAATATCAGACACAATATTTTTAAATCTGCAAGTTGTTTATTTTCTTGTAGTTTACTTGTAGATACAACTTTATTTACAGAACC